CTCTCCGGGTGATAGGTCTGTGGTTTCTGGTGATACGCTTAACGTAACGTATACGTTGAGTCTGGCGGGGTAGTGTGTTTGGAATCTCGTCATTTGCGGCTTCGCCGTTTGCTTCTCTTGCTGGGAGTGTATTTAACTCAACAGTAAGTGAGACGGGGACTGCAACTGACGCGGTTGGTTCACTTGCGATTTTTTACAGCGTTCTAAACGAGACATCTACCGCAACAGATACAACAAGCAGCAAGCAGACGTTTATAAGTGCGTTAAGCGAGACGGGTACGGCAACGGATGCGGTTGGTAGTTTGCAGAAGTTTATAAGCGCATTGGCAGAGACGGCAACTGCAACTGACGCATCTGTTGGTTACATTAGTTTTCCTGTAAGCATTACAGAGACAGGTACGGCAACGGATGCGGTTCTAGTAGCGGCGAGTACTTTTAATGCACCTGTATCTGAGACGGCAACAGCAACAGATGTGATTAGTTCCTTGCAAGGGTTTCTAAGTTTAATCAGCGAAACAGGAACGGCAACAGATGCGATAAGCAGCAAGCAGACTTTCATAAGTGCAGTAACTGAAACGGGTACGGCAACAGACAGCACGGTTGGGTATATAAGATTCCCAGTAAGTATTTCAGAGACAGCTACAGCCTCAGATACGATTTCAAGCAGCCCAATATATTTGTGTCGGGTGGCAGAGACAGCAACAGCGACGGATGTGATTACTGGCGGGTTCCTTTGGAACATTATTGATGATGGGCAGACTCCTAACTGGGTATTGATTACTAGCACTCAGACTCCGGGCTGGGGTGCAATAGATAACACGCAAACCCCGAATTGGACTGTAATAGGAACGGTGAACTAAATGGCCTTAGTTATCGCAGATAGAGTCAAAGACTCAACCACCACCACCGGCACAGGCACCGTCACTCTTAGTGGAACTGCACCTACGGGGTTCCAGAACTTTTCAGTCATTGGTAACGGGAACACGACTTACTACACCATTGCTGGGCAAGGAACTTCTGAGTGGGAAGTAGGGATTGGCACATACGCCTCCTCGGGTACTACGCTTGCGCGTACTACGGTTATTTCCTCGTCCAACTCAGGTGCGGCTGTCAACTTTAGTGCTGGGACAAAGGATGTATTTGTCACCTACCCATCCGAGTACGCAACCTTTACTTTGGGTGGGCAAGCTCTTGTTACAAACAACCAGACGGTATCTGTAAGTTGTACGGTTCCAACGGGATATTCAGCGTCGAGTGTGGGGCCATCAACCATCAGTGGCGGGGTTACGGTCACCTTGAATGGAACCGCTCGCTGGGTAGTTTCTTAGGAGATTGAAATGGGATCAGTAGTTTTAGCAGGAGCAACAAGCGGATCGACCACGCTCACGCCAGTGGATGCGGTCACGGCGACCATTACGCTGCCGAGTGCTACGGGGACGCTGGCAACACTTGGGGCTAATACGTTTGTTGGAACTCAGGTGGTTACTGGTGCTGCCACAATCAGCAGTACTTTAGCAGTAGCCGGTGCAACTCTTGGGGCATACGGCGGCGCAGTGACGAGCTGGAATGTGACAACCGGACCGCTGGATTCTAACTACGGAACATCGAACGCAACGGCCTCACATTGGGTAAGCGCGGATAACACTGGGAACGCGCTCAACTGTTTCATTTTCCTCAGAAACACCTCTACGGTTGTTGGCGCAATCGCCACCACCAATTCCGCTACGTCCTACGGCACATCGTCAGACTACCGACTTAAAAATGTCACCGGACCTGTAACCGGAGCAGAGGCCAAAACATTCATCAACGCCCTGCAACCAAAACAAGGTTCGTGGAAGTCTAGTGGTTCACGCTTTGTCGGGTTTTTGGCGCATGAGTTTCAAGAGGTATCGCCGTCCTCTGTGAGCGGTGAAAAAGATGCTGTAGATGAGAACGGGGAACCTGTTTATCAGTCTATGCAAGCATCTACTTCCGAAGTGATGGCAAACCTTGTTGCCTACGCGCAGTTGCTTGAATCCCGTATCGCAGCACTGGAGGCCAAATAAATGTCACTCATCCTTGATGGTACGGCTGGGGTAACTGGGCCAGCAGGTAATACGACAACGCTTGCTGTGCATACACGGCAGGTATTCCTCACGGGTACTGCTGCTACCTATACAACTCCTGCTAATTGCAAACAGATTTTGGTGCGGATGAAGGGCGGCGGTTCCGGCGGTTCCGGCGCGGGAACTTCCGCGATCGGAGATGGCGCTGCTGGCGGCACGACAAGCTTCAACTCGATCAACGCAAATGGCGGTACGGCGACGAGTGCCGGTGGTGGCGTTGCTGGTGGAGGTGGCACCGGGGGCACTGGGACCGCATCGGTTCGCATATCCGGGCAAAGCGGCACCGTCGGTGGCATATCAGATTACAACGGCACCAATAAGACATACGCAGGCGGCCTTGGGGGTGGTCAGGGTGGCCGAGGGGGTGGTCTTTCCGGGAGCGCTTCTGCTAACGCCCCGGCAAATTCGGGCGGCGGTGGTGCTGGCGGGAACCCCACCGCTGCAGTCGCAGCAGCAACAAGCTACACCAACGGCTACGGCGGCGGCGAAGGCGAGTATGTCGAGCTGCTCATCAACGCCCCCGCAGGGTCTTATACCTACACCGTAGGCGCTGGTGGGACGGGTGGCACTGCTGGAACAACCGGAACTGCTGGAAGCAATGGCGGCTCGGGCTACATCATCGTTGATGAATATTACTAAAGGATAAATCATGGCCGCATCGATCAACGCATCGACCTCTGCTGGGGTCGTAACAACTGCCGACACAACGGGCAACCTTAACCTTCAGAGTAACGGTGCAACGGTGCTGGCGATGACCAGCGCGGGGGTTGCTGTTACTGGGACGCAGAGTGTTAGTGGTGCCGCAACGCTTAGTTCGACTCTTGGGGTGACAGGAGCAACAACGCTTAGTTCAACTCTTTCCGCTGGTAACACTACGGTTACTGGGACGCTTGGGGTGACGGGTACGATTACGGCCTCAGACGCTTTTATAAATGCTGTTAACACAACAGCATTATTTGGCGTACTGACAAGTGCCAACGGCTCGAGATTTGTTATTCAATCAAATATGTCCGGGGCTAACGCACCTGAGATTATCAACACACACTCCCAATCAAGCGGTGACTACGCATTAAAGTTCTATCGCGATACGTCAAGTTTAGTGGGATCAATACAGACAACCAACGTAGCTACTAGCTACGTTACATCATCTGACTACCGGCTAAAAGAAAACGTCCAACCAATGACGGAGGCTTTGGCTATTGTTGCCGCGCTAAAACCTGTGTCGTTCAACTGGAAAGTAGACGGTTCTGACGGTCAAGGATTCATCGCTCACGAACTTGCTGAAGTTGTGCCAGATTGTGTAACGGGTGAAAAAGATGCTGTAAATGAAAATGGCTCAATCAAGCCACAAGGCATAGACACCTCATTCCTTGTTGCTACGTTGACCGCAGCCATACAAGAACTCGCCGCTAAAGTAGCTGCATTGGAAGCCAAATGATCTGGCTCATTGCATTCCTGACTAAAAACGCAGCGGCTATTGCCATCATCGGTGCTACTGCTGGGGCTATACAAGCTACCGAAGGTGCCATCATCAACGCTATCGTACTGGAAAAAGAAATTAAAAACGGGAGTAAATAATGGCATCAACGTACAGCACGAATCTGGCTCTTGAGCTTATCGGTACTGGAGAACAGTCCGGTACTTGGGGTACGACTACCAACAACAATCTTGGAACCCTGCTTGAACAGGCTATTTCAGGGTATGTAACGCAAGTCTGTACGGGTGGCACTGACACCATCACGATCCCAAACGGGTCAACAGGCGTTGCGAGGAATATGTATCTTGAACTGACCACAACGGGTGGCGGTACGCTGGTGGTGCCAGCCAACAAGAAGCTCTACTTCATCTTTAACAACACTGCTTCTGCCATCACGGTAAAAGTCTCAGGCCAAACTGGGGTTTCAGTACCTGCTGCTGCAAAAATGGCGTTGGTCTGTAACGGCACAGACATTGTGAGCGCGGTAAGTTACTTTGCTGCATTAACCGCAGCCTCTTTAACCCTGACTACGCCATTGGCTGTTACCTCTGGAGGTACGGGTTCTGCAACGGTAACCGCTAACAACGTCATTATAGGCAACTCAGGTGGCACAGGGTTTTCTTCTGTTGCTCCTAGCACTTCTGGTAACGTACTTACTTCTAACGGCACTGCTTGGACATCAGCGCAAGGTTTTGTTTCTGGCATGATTATGATGTGGTCAGGAAGCATAGCTTCTATACCTAGTGGTTGGTACTTGTGTAACGGGTCAAATAGCACTCCTGATCTGCGTGATCGAATGGTTATTGGTGCAGGTAGCACCTACGCTGTGAACGCAACTGGGGGTTCTGCAACAACTACTCTTATCACTGCAAACCTAGCAAGCCATACCCACACGTATAGCTCAACTTCGGGGAGTATGAGTGCAGATCACTCGCATACTTATTCGGGTACTTCGTCTGGACAGAGCGTAACCCACAACCACGTTGATTCTGGTCACTCCCATACTATTGACTCACCAATTAATTTGATTGGGGGCACAAGTTCATTTGCGCTTGCTGGGGGTACGTATCCATACGCTGTTGTAGCAAGTACGGATACGGGAGTTGCAAGTATTGGCAACGCCAGTGTAGATCACAGCCACACCTACAGTGGCACATCTTCTGGCGTAAGCGCAAACCATACCCACTCTGTATCAGGAACTTCTGATGCAACAGGTTCAGGTACAGCAGCAACTACCATCTCGCCGTACTACGCCCTAGCTTATATAATGAAGTCGTAATTATGACAACAGTAAATGAAGTTGACCTGAAGATTGAAAGCCACATCGACAAGTGCGAGTTGCGGTATCAAGCCATTCAAGTAGAGATGAGGGCTTGCAATGCCAGATTGAAGCGCATTGAGGAGATTGGTATTGCGTCTGCTGGGGCGATTATTCTTTTGCTTATTCACTTGGTCACAAAGGTATAAAAATGAAACTTCTTTGGCTTCTGCTTCTTTCTTTCAATGCCTCCGCTGCTGATCTGATCTTCTGTGAAGGGGCTTATGCCCTTTGTGCTGCGTCTGGTGCTGTTCCAACTGGTAATGCCATGAGCATTGGCGGCAGGAAGTTTCTGGAGGGAATGGCAGTCTGCCCCGTGATCGTAGGGGTATCTGTTGGCAACGGTGCGTTGATGAAAGGCGGTTGCAAGGCTCCTGAAGGCAAGGTCTGGTCATTGTTTGGCGCAGTCACAAGCCTTCCGCAAGCACCGTCATGGGCGGTAGCACCACTGGTTTCAAGGACTTTTATTTTGAACAAAGATGACCAGATGAGCAACATGTGGTCAATGCCCTGCACGTTGCAACTAAAACCTGTAAACGGCGTGACTTTGGCTAACTGCTACGGGCCTTTGAACGAGAGTCCTTTTGACAACGGTCACATTAAGCCGGGGTCTAAAATCGTAACGGATGCTCCTGTTGGAGTGCAGTACCCCGTAGGTGGAAATATCAAATAAGGAGATTGCTATGGGCTGGCTTAGAAAACGTTTTGGTGAACCTTCTACGATGGCAGGATTAGGTGTAATTTTTATGGTTGCTGCGCCTTTGATCCCTCCACAGTACCAACTGTTGGCTCAAGGTGTAGCAGCGGCGTTGGGTCTGGGTGGAGTTGTTAAGGCTGATCCGGGTAATAAATGAACTTAAGCCCACACTTCACTCTTGCTGAATTAACTATTACTGACCACAGGACATTGGATAACACACCAGATGAAAAGTCTCTTGAGAACCTTAAGCGGCTTGCAGCGTTTCTTGAAGAAGTTAAAGCAATCTTCGGCTTCCAGCCAATACTGGTGAGTTCTGGATATCGGTCAGCAGCAGTTAATGCAGCAGTTGGTAGCAAGGAAATAAGCCAACATAGGGTGGGGTGTGCGGCTGACTTTCGTATTCCGAGCCTGACTCCAGATCATATAGTGCGTAGGATTGTTGCTTCTGACTTGAAATACGATCAGGTAATACGGGAGTTTGATACGTGGACACACATCTCGGTGCCTACACTTGACTACACAGCGCCAAGAAAACAGGCTCTTATTATCGACAAGACAGGATCGCGTTTTTTCGCGTAACCCAATATGCCACTTCAAAAACTCCAATACCGCCCCGGTGTAAACAGGGAAGGAACCAACTACTCAAACGAGGGTGGGTTCTACGCTTGCGATAAGGTTCGCTTTCGTTCCGGTTACCCGGAGAAGATTGGTGGCTGGCAGAGCGTCTCTAACCCTACGCTGTACACCTATAGCGGTGTATGCAGGTCAATGTGGAACTGGATTGCGCTGGATGGCAGCAACCTAAACGGTATTGGCACCAATCAAAAAGTCTACGTAGAAAACGGTGGGGTCTATAACGACATAACCCCGTGGGCTGGTGTGGCTACATCCATCAACAACAATCCGTTTTCAATGACTTCTGGCAGCAAGCTTATAACGGTAACTGACACATCTCACGGGGCTAATTCCGGTACATGGGTTACCTTTGCTGGAGCTACGGCTGCTGGTGGGCTAACCATTGTTGGTGCCTACGAAATCATCACAGTAACAGATGGTAATACCTACACCATCATCAACCCTACAGCGGCTTCAAGCACAACAACGGGTGGTGGGGCTGGGGTTACAGCGCGGTATCAAGTCAACGCCGGTAACTCTGTTTACACAACAGCTAACGGCTGGGGTGCTGATGTTTGGAGTCGTGGAACTTGGGGTTCTGCCGCTACAGTTGGTATAGGCCAGCAGCTTCGCCTTTGGACACTGGATAACTACGGTCAGGATTTGGTGTTTGCTGCCCGTGGTGGTGCTATCTACTACTGGCCTAAAGACACAAGCACTTACGCCCCTGCTGTAACCCTCGCAAGTATTGCCAACACAACCACCGCAGTAACTTCGACCTCAACGGCTGGTGTTTCATTTGTCAACACCAACGTCAATATAACTGTGCCTTACAGCATCATCCCCTATCTGTCTCCGGGTTCTGTTATATCGGGTACTGGGATTACTGCTGAGACTTACATCACCACATCTTGGGACTTCTCAACGACAGTACCTATCTCCAGCGCAGCTACTGCAACAGCTTCTGGCTCGTACACCTTTAGTTATTCCGGGCAAGCGGTGCCGACCTCAACGTATGAGATATTTACTTCTGACGCGCAGCGATTTGCTATTGCCTTTGGCGCGAACTCATATGACCCAACCAACTTGTCCACCACCTTTGACCCGATGCTTGTGCGTTGGTCAGATCAGGAAAATGTGTACGATTGGGTGCCTAGTGCCGCTAACCAAGCTGGCGAACTACGCCTGTCTAATGGGTCAAATATCGTTACAGCGTTCCATGCAAGGCAGGAGAATCTTGTTTTTACGGACAGTTCGCTGTTTGTTATGCAGTATCTGGGGCCACCCTATGTGTGGAAGTTCAACCTGATCGCAGACAACATCACGCTAAACGGCCCCAACGCTGTGGCTAGTGCTAACAACGTGACGTACTGGATGGGTATGGACAAGTTCTACACCTACACGGGCCGTGTGGATACGCTTCCCTGCACTTTAAAGCAGTATGTATTTGGGAATTTAAACAAGGATCAGGTGTACCAGATTACTGCTGGAACAAACGAGGGTTTCAATGAGGTCTGGTGGCACTACCCTTCTGCTGGGTCAACGGTAAACGACAGCTACGTCATCTATAACTACGTGGAGCAGCTTTGGTACTACGGCAGTATTCACCGTACCGCGTGGCAGGATAGTGCGCTTCGTCAGTACCCGATGGCAGCGTTTAGCGTCGAGGTTTCTTACTTGAGTGTCGCCGTAACCACAACTACCCAAACCAGCATCTCAATTGTTGACGCGACAGCTTACCCAGTTTCTGGGACTATCCAAATAGACTCTGAGGTCATTACCTACACAGGTAACTCAGGCAACACGCTGACCGGATGCACTAGAGGAGTTCTTGGGACAACTGCGGCTACCCATACTCAATACACGGCGGCACCGTACTACGTGCCAAATCAGGTTATGTTCCATGAGCTAGGGACTGATGATGCTTCTCGTCCTGTTTCTATTCCGATTGAAGCTTACGTGCAGTCCTCGGACTTTGATATCGGGGATGGGCATAACTTTGGGTTTGTATGGAGAATGCTGCCGGATGTGACTTTTAACGGGTCTACGGTCAACGCGCCCGTCATATATATGACCTTGAAGCCCCGCCAGAACTCAGGTGCAACCTACGGGGAACCATCCCCCAGCGTTGTTTCAAGCTCGGATAACTTTGTGGGTGGGCGTGTCTACAACATTGAGGCTTACACAGGACAGGTCTACACAAGGCTCAGAGGGCGGCAGATGTCGTTCAAAATCTCCTCTACAGCTCTTGGGGTGAACTGGCAGTTGGGTGTTCCAAGAATTGATATCAGACCTGATGGACGTAGATGACCTATGGCTATTAGAAATATCCCTGTCAATACACTGCTTGCGCCAAAGGCTCCGAACCTTTTACTGGCACCGTCAACCTACGCCTCCTCTTATCAGGAACAGTTAAACAACGCTCTACGGGTATATTTCAATGAGTTGGATAACGTCTTTAGCACCCTCCTGAACAACACTACTGGTGGGGCATTTATTCGGCTTCCTTATGGGGCTTTCCAAGACAACACGAGCCAGACAGCAACTGCCAATACTGCGACTGTAGTTAAGTTAGGAACCACTGACGTTTCAAACGGGGTCAGCATAGTTGGGGGTTCAAAAATTACTGTTGCCACCCCCGGATTGTATAACCTTCAGTTTTCTGGGCAGTTTGAAAACACCGACAATGCTTCCCATGATGCCAGCATTTGGATACGGATAAACGGTATTGATGTGGTGGGGTCAAACAGTATTGTGGGCATGAGTCCTCGGTACAGTGCTGGTAACTACTTTCACACCATAGCCGCGTGGAACTACTTTATTTCAGTACAAGCCACTGATTACATTGAACTTTGGTGGTCTACAGATAATACGGGGGTATCTCTTCAAGCCTACGCCGCCGGAACAAGCCCCACCCGCCCGACAACTGCGTCTGTGATAGCCACATTGAGCTTTGTTTCCGCTCTAACAGCGTGATAAGATTGAGAAAAGCGAGGTAACTATGCAACAAGTAGCGCAGGGTTTAGCTTCTCTAGGGCGTGGAGATGACTCCATGCTTGTCCATATGACCCCCGGCGAAGTCGATGGGTTGCAGCGGCTTGCCATGAAACACGGTGGCTCCCTCACTATTAACCCGCACACGGGCCTGCCTGAAGCTGGGATTTTAAGCGCGTTGTTGCCTATGGCGGCTGGGTTTGCTTTGGGGCCAGCAGGATTCGAACTGATGAGTTCCTTGGGTGCTGCGGCTACTGTTGGTGGGTTGGGAGCACTTGCTACCGGAAGTCTAGGCAAAGGTCTTAAGTATGGACTTGGTGCTTATGGCGGTTCTGAGTTGGGCGGTGGCTTGAAGGCTATGGGGGTTGAACAAGCGCAAGGACTTGTTGGCGCTGAAACAAATGCAGCAGCAGAATTAGCTGGAAGTCAAGCGCAGAAAACGGCGTTTGATGCTGAAGCAGCTAGACAAGCCACCGCAACCGCCGAGGCTGCTGGCAATTCTACCCAAACATTTTATCCACCTAAAGTAACGTCTTCTGCATTTGATGAATATGGTGGCACTTGGGGCGATAGAACCCCAACAACATATATGGAGCCGGGATATGCTGGGCAGATGACGTCAACGCCACCTCCAACATTTTCACAGACACCAACACAGTTTGCAGCGGATGCACAACGCAGAGCTATAGATGAGGTTGGTTTAAGCTTTAGGCCTCCAGCGGAAAGTGCCGCTGGTCAAGCCTTAGCCAACCCCATGCGTACAGGGCTTGGGCAGCTTACTGAAAAAGGTGGAATGTCTGCGTTAGGAAGTAAGCTTGGTTACGGGGGCGCTGCCGCTATTGCTGCGCCTCTTTTGTACGGCATGACACAGCAAAAACAAAATACCCTTGCTCCCTTGCCGGGGCAGAACGTCCCCTATCAGTCCTATGCTTACAACCCCGGAACTAAAAGTTATACATGGGATGCGCCAAATCAAAACCCCTATAGCGCCCCTAATAACACACGCCCTTATTTTGAAGGTCAAGGGTACACCCGTACCGCCGCACAAGGTGGGTTGTTGGACAGCATGGAGCAGAACTCCTATCCACAGGCACGGTTGCCACTACAGCATATGAGTCGTGGCGGTTTGGATTCCCTTCAAGAGTACGCAGCCGGTGGGAAGTTGCTTCGTGGTGATGGCGATGGGATGTCAGACTCAATCCCTGCTGTTATTAAAGGGGCAAAGCCACAACGTGCAGCACTTGCAGACGGGGAGTTTGTGATACCCGCCGATGTCGTCTCGCATCTTGGTAATGGGTCTACGGAGGCTGGGGCAAAAAGGCTGTATTCAATGATGGATAAGGTGCGCCATGCACGTACCGGCAACGCAAAGCAGGGAAAGCAGATTAACCCAGAGAGATTTATGCCAGCATGAGTTACACAATGGCGGTAGAGAAGTTCACTGAGACGTACAGAGAACTTGAAACCCTGTACCGCTTGCATTACGCAGAGATGGTTGCACGACTAGGAGAAGCTGGGATTCATTACCCAGAGTACAGACCTCGGTTAGATGAGTATGGCAAGGCTAGTGATGGTGGGTGGTTGTTGAACTTTGTGCTGCGGATTGATGGGAAGGCTTGTGGCTATGCCAACGTGTACGTAACGAACGATATGCATAACCATGACCTGATTGCTCAAGAGGATACGTTGTTTGTTATTAAAGAGCATCGTAATGGGATTGGTAAGAAGCTGGTCAAGTTTGTTTTGGAAGAACTAAAAGCCCGTGGCGTTAAGCGTTTGAATGTGTCGGCCAAGACTGATTTACGTGTGGCTAAGTTGTGGGGGCGTATGGGCTTTAAAGAAGCCGCTACCCAAATGACATACGAATTCTAAGGAAATAATATGTGTGAATCCGCCGCTCCCGCCCCTGCTGCGCCTACTTCGCAACAGGTTACCCAAAGTAACATACCTGATTGGGCTATCCCCTACGCTACGCAGAACCTTGGCAAAGCACAGGCACTTACTGACACCGCTCAAAACCCCTACCAGCAGTATCAGGGGCAGCGGATTGCTGACTTCAACCCTTTGCAGCAGCAAGCCTTTAGTAATGTTGCCAGCATGCAGACCAACGCCGGAACCGGCGCGGCTATGGGGTATTCGCAAGACGTAGCGCAACGTGCGGCAGCACAAGGCCCGTATAACGCGCAGAACTTTGGCAACCAATATGGGCAAGGCCCACAGTTTCAAAACATGGGGTTGGGTTACCTAAGTACCAACACGCAAAATGCCAACGACCCAAATGTACAAAAGTCGTATATGTCGCCTTACCAACAAAATGTAACTGACTTCCAAAAGCAACAAGCTATCCAAGACTATGGCCGTCAGCTTCCGGGTATGGGGGCAGCTACAGCTAATGCGGGTGCTTTTGGTGGTTCGCGTCAGGCAATTGCGGGGTCTGAAAATCAACGCAACCTTACCAACCAGCTTGCCGGTATCCAAGCCACAGGTACGCAAAACGCATTTACGGCAGGGCAACAGGCATTTCAATCCGATCAAGCTAGGCAGCTTCAATCACAACTTGCCAACCAAGGCGCGTATGGTCAGATGCAGGGTCTTGGAATGCAGCAGAACCTTGCTGGTAATCAACAAGCGATGCAGAACGCGGCGCAAGGGGCGCAATATGGGTTGGCGGGTCAACAAGCTGGTGAACAGTCACGGCAGTTTGGGGCCAACTACGGGCTTCAGGGGTTGCAACAACAATTGGCTGCGGCTGGTCAGTTGGGTTCACTTGGGCAACAACAGTACGCCCAGAACATGGGTATAAACGCAGCCCAACAACAAGCCGGTGCCCAGCTACAAGCACAAACCCAACAAGGGTTGTCACAGAACTACCAAGACTTCCTGAATCAGCAGAACTACCCGTACAAGCAGCTTGGGTTCATGTCAGATATTATTCGGGGGACCCCATCGACTGCTGGTGCTTCTACCATGTACCAAGCTCCCCCATCAACGGCTAATCAGATTATGGGGTACGGACTTGGCGCTGCCGGTATTGCCAGCTTAGCTAAAGGGGTTAAAAAGGGTGGGCGCATAAAGGCGTATAAGAAGGGTGGATTGGTGATGGGGGAGGGGCTGTATAAACTGGCGCTCCACGTTGCCTTGGGAGAACACGCATGAACATGCCACAAGTACCGATGTCTCCACAAGCGCAGTGGACCCTTGCCATGCAGATGCCTCTGGACAGGCTGACGGCTATTCTTAAAGGACAGCCAAGCGAGATTGATGCAGCTACTGCTATGTCTGCGGTTATCGCAAAGAAGAAACAAAAAACTGCAGCCCAAGGTATGCAAGCACAGCAGCAGTTGCAGCAGCCCAACGTAAAAGACCAACTGCTTGCAGAAGACCAAGGCATCGCCGCGTACCCTGCTCCCAATATGAATGCCGTTGTTAATGCTGCGCACGGTGGGGTAGTTGGCTACGCGGGTGGTGGGGATGTGCAGCACTTTTTTGGTGCGGGGCAGGTACGGGGTAGTCCTATGGACGCTCCGACTTCAAGGTTTGAGGATATTGCAGATTACTTTAGGGTGTTAAACCAAGAAGGGACCGATAGAAATGCTAGAAGAAGCGCTCTCCAAGAGGCCCAAAGGGTAGTTCAACCTAAATTTAGAGAAGCCGTTACGCCGGAACAAAGACGGATAAGAGAAGACGCAGCTTCTTACTACCGAAATCTTATTGATAACCCAAACGCTCCTTACCCCGGACAAGCTGCTCCCAGCCCTGAAACTCCCGCAGCCTCGGGGTACGCTGGCTACGCCCCTGCCCCCGGTTCTCAAGCTGCTTCTCAACCTGCCACCGGCCCAAAAGTTAAACCGGCTACTAACCCACGGGTTCAAGGTGCGCCTGTTCCAGACCCAAATTTCATTACCCAACAAGACCCCGAACAACGAGTAGACACAAACAAAATGGGAATAGAAGCTGCCCTGCCGCCAGCGCAACAAGCGCAGTACGAACGCCCTGACTGGCTAAATACCATGAACAGGTTCTCCGGTACAGATAAGATTTCTAATGAAATGACGGAAACTCTTAAGCAACTTACAGATACCGCAGAAGAAAAAAGCAGTAAAAAAAATATTGCGTCGGGTACTACGTTCCTTAAGGCTGCTCGTGCTGCTTTGCAACCGGGAAAAACTGGTTCTGGTGCGCTGGGGGATATATTTGGTGAGCTTGCCAGCGGCGCTGAGCAGTACAAAAAAGAAGAGTCCGCAGATAAACGGGCAATGCTTGGCGCTAAAATGAGCATGCTGGGTGCGCAAGCGCAGATTATGCAGGGTAAAGAAAAGTCTGCTGCTGATATGTTTAGCCACGGAGAAACTCTGGCATTGCAAGCAAGCCAGTACACATACGACAGGGCGTTTAAACAAGAAGAGCTTAGAATAAGGGATCGTCAGATTAGTGACGAAGATAAATACCGTATGGCGCAGGTAGCTGGAGAAGCAGCTAAAAACAAGACACTTTCGGAATGGTACGAGATGCACAGGCCGTTGATTAATGCCGAAGCTACGTACTACGGTAATAAAGGTACGGGGGGTGTTACCGAAGCACAATACGCTTCTACAAGCGCAAGACTTAGTGCGGATATTACTAAACAGCTTGATTCGCCATCAGGCGTTAGAATCAGAAACAGTCCTGAGTATAAAGGTAAGACTGACGAGTTCATACGAAAAGACCTACTCAAAAAAGGGTTGCAGACTGCTTTTCCAAATGCAGGTGGTGCGCAAGAAGAACGATCTTCTTTTCAGCGAGATGATCGCCGACCCGGAACTCCCCTAGCACCGGAACTCCCATAGCAGAATAACGGAGCTGTACACATGCCATACATATCGCTTCCAGACGGTAGAGATTTTAAAGTTCCTAGTGGGTTGACGGACCAAGAAGCTTTAGGTTTAGCCCAGAAACGCTTTCCCAAACTCTACGCAGATACAAGTAAGGCAGAGGAAGGGTTTATCCCCAGCGTTATGTCTGGGATAGAAGGGCTTAAATCCAGCCTAAGTACCGCTACCGCTCCGTTGTTTGGCACAAGTGAAGACGCTACACGGCAGCAGTACGCACGTTCGCAAGCCCGTCAATCCGAGATTGCTAAAACGCCGTCATGGGAAGATGTAAAAAAAGCTCAAGATGAGTACGGCGTTTTTGGTGGGGCCAAGCCTGAAGAGCGTGGTAGTTTAAGTTCGCTATTGGGTATGTGGCGTGGGCAGTTTGGTGAGTCACTTCCTCAAATGGGTGCCACTGCGGGGGGCGCTAGGCTTGGTGCTATGGCCGGTAGTATGGTTGCTCCGGGGATTGGAACTGTTATTGGCGGCGGGTTGGGTGCGCTGGCAGCTTCTATCCCTGCTTTTACTGGCTCAAACGTCGAACGGCAGATTGAAGAGCAAGAACAAACCGGCAAAAAGCAACCACTTGAATACGGTAAAGCTGCAGCCGCCGCAGTTCCGCAAGCTGGTCTTGATGTAGCGTCCCAGTTTTTTATACTGGGTAAGCTTGGTGTTGGTAAGCCCATTGTTGATTCTCTTACAAATATTGCAGAGAAGTTTGGCTTTAAAGCTGCGGAAGACCAACTTGTAAAGGTAGCTAACCGTAAAGTTGCAACGGCTATTGCTGGAGGGGCGGCTAAAGGCGTTGCTCTTGAGATGCCTACTGAAATTGCCCAGCAGGTTCTGGAAAGAGCGCAGGCTGGGTTACCTCTTCTTGATAAGTCGGCTATGGATGAGTACGTAGCTACAGGTGTTGGCGTTGCTGGTCCCGGCGGTGCCTTTGGTGCGTATGGTGGGTACAGTGCGCGGAGCGCTGCCAGAACCCAAGTAGCTGAACAAGAAGAAGCTAAACAAGCTGCTGAAAGGGTTAAGCGAAAAGCGCTGGCTGCTGCGGCTGAAGAAAAGGTTGGGCAATCACAGGCGTTTACGGATATACCTACGCAGTTTGGCGGGGCACCTGTACAGACACAGACAGATTTGTTCCAAGATGTGGCGGCTCCTTATTCCCCGCTTCCAAGCATTGACGAGAAAGCAAACGAAGAACAAATTGCGGCTAAAGAAAAAGAAAACGCCCGTAGAAGCATTTTTGAAGAACACCAGAAAGTAAGTGCTGGGGTTGCCGACCTTACTAAAACCGCTGCCGAAGCAAGAAACAGACAAGATTGGGAAGCCTACGAAGCGGCGCATAAGCAGCTACTTGTTTTTGAAAACGCACAAGAAGAACTGGAAAAGAAAGCAAAACAAGAAGGCGTTGCCTTGCCTACATCTTCGGCAAGCATAGACGCCAAGATACAGAAACTGGAAGAAAAGATTAGAAAAGCGGCTACTGAAGGAAAGAGCGTAGCTAGTTTTCTTCCTGAACTGAATGCTTTGAAGCAGCAAAAGCAGCAGGCGTCGTACCAAGGCTCGTTGTTTGAGAAGACTCCTGAATGGGAGAAGGCTGACGCGGCGCAAGAAGCTGCGTTTACGCAAAAAGAAACAGACCAGCAAGCAGCAGAAAAAGCCCGTGCAGCGGGTACTTCCATGTTTGAACAGGCGTATGGGGAAGAAGAAAACAGGCGCGAGGATCAGAATAGGATAGTCACGCAACGCGCCTTTCAGCAAGAGCGCAAGCAGAAGCAAGAAGAATACAATCTGGGCAAGACTGAAAAAGACGTACAGAAGTTTACGGAAAATGCTCCGATTGAAGCAATCCTTGTTGGGCAAGGGCGGGAACTAAACGACACAACTGTTCGCCACAACTCTATAAATGCAATCAACAGCAACCTTGAACAAGGGCTGGTAACTAAAGACGCCCAAAAGCTTCTTGGCCTTAATATCTCAAAAAATGCTTTTTCTTTGCAAACAGCAGAAGAAGCGCAGGATCAGACCAAACGCAGGCTTGAACAAAGTAAAGAACTGGCCGCGCAAAAAGCAGAGCTTGAAAAGAAACTTAGTGCGTCAGGTGAAAGCGCGTTGCAAAACGAAGAGATGCGTGCTCTGGCGGCTGTTACTGAAAAGAAATCATCTACGCCAGAAGAGCTTATGCATGCCTATCGCTACGGGCTTGCTACTAAAAATGAAGCGCTGACCAACGAAGCGGCAGCGCAGCTTTCTGAACAAGAAGGCGCTGTAGAGGCAGCGCGTAAAGGCGAAGTTGATCGGGCTACTGCTAATGCAGAATCAAGGGTAAAAGAAGCAAAAGACAAAGCCCAAAAAAACCAGATAAAAAATGATCTGCAAGAAGAAGTTGACAGTATAAATGCCCAGTACACCAAGGACGATGCGGCCTTTTCTGTTCTTACACATGGAGCTTTTCAACCCCACAGCAACGTACTGAATCTTAAAAATAAGAGGCAGGCCGATGCCGCCATTACCGCTATACAAGCGCGTATAGAAGAACTTGAACAGGAACGTAAGACCAAGTTTCCAAGTAAAGAACTTGTTGATGGGGAAGGCAACCTTACAAAAGCTGGTAAGGAATACGTAGGTGTAGATGCTTCTTTGGCGGTTCTTAAGCGTTTGCTGGCCCAAGCACAAAAAGCCAAACCTGAGCCAATGCAGCCGCAGCTTGCGGCGTCCCGTGCTGTAGAGCAGGAAAAAGCTCGTGAAAACGCAGTATTTGAATTTGGCAACATTGTTGACTCCCTTAGGAAAGGGGAAGATACCGATAGGGGGCCGCTGCTTAAACAAGCTGACGAACAAATAAAGCTGGCACAGGACGCGGCTATTGCAGAAATTAACTATCGGCGTGTAGAGCGCGATCAACGTGCCTTGACCGCCGCAGAAGAAAAAGAAGTACGTGACAGCATTGCTGCGCGGCTTGCGCCCTTGCCTAAACGTGCTCGTGCCCCCGCGTTAAGCCCGATGAGAGAAAAGCTTAGGGAGGCGCTTAATAAAGAAATAACAAAACAAGAAAAAATACTTGCGGGGCTACGAGAGAAAAAGGCGTATCTACCCGCCATATCTGCTGTTGAGAAACGTATTGAAGCGCTGAAAGATCAACTTCGCCGTCTTAGTGGTGCTATCTCTCGCGGTATGACTATATCTAATGAGCGCACTGGTGAACTTGCCAAGATACGCAACGACATACAGAGCATTGTTAGCAGCAAGAATAAAGAGCCTTCGAAGTACGGGGCTGATTTTGGAAGCGTTGCCGAGATAGAAGAACAGAAGCGCGTACAGAAGGAAAGACAAGAGTCTGCCGGTGTGGGGTTTGGCAGCGTGTCGGAGCTGGAGGCGCAGAAGAAAGTTCGTGACGAGCGCAGGGCTGCTGCCGAAGAATATTACAAAAAAGAAAAAGAAAAGAAAGAACTAGAAGAAAAGAACAAGAAGCAAACGCATGCAGTTGATTTGGAAAAGTCAAGACAACAGCTTCTTGACGCGCAAAAACAAGAAGTGCAAGACGCTATTGATGAAATAAAAAAAGAATTTGACCACCAAATAGCTTTAGCGAGTACTGCAATACACAACTTGAGACGCAGGACGCCAGCAATAAAAAACACTCTTGAGTACGCTGCGAGCATGGTAGAGCGCGGGGAAAAAGATTTATATAACGCCGAAGACCGTAAAAGATTTGAGCAAGAACTTAAAGACATTGAAAAAGAAAAAGACTTTCAAGAACGTCTTATAGCTGAACTTGGAAGTTCAGAACACCTTGCTTTTCTTGTTGCCAATGACAAGAAAGTGCAGGCACTTCTTAAAGAATTGAAGAGACTGGAAAAATGGGCGGCAAAAGCAAAGACAGAAAAAGAACTTGCCAACGCTAAAAAGCGCGCTCGTGAAGCACTTGCTGCAACCAGAAAACTTGCCAAAGAACGGGCCGATAAGACACGCGATATTGTAGACGGTGTTCATGGGATGCTTGGGAAATGGAAAGCTGCTGGCATAGCGCGTACAAGTACTGTTGAGTTCCTTACATATAAAGAAGCTGTTGCCACAATAAGGAACCTTAAAAAGCAGGTAGAAGTAACCGCTAAAAAACTTGGCCTGTCCAAAGCCAAAGCTTTTGATATGTCTGCCGTTGTGCAGAAAACAGACGAATCTGCGGAACTCAATAAACAAAGAAAAGAAACGATTGCTCTTTTCAGGTTTTACGAAAAGCAAGCTAGTGATCTTGCGCCTTTAGTGCAGCAGATGGAATCTATAGCCAACGACATAAAAGAGCTTTCTGATCGTTTGGGCATTGCTGTCATCAATGCGTATAAACCTTTGTCTTACCCAACTAAGCCAGACCGTAAGCTTAACGATAAGCGCCTTGAACTTATTGAAAGATATGATTCTGTACTGCAGCAGTTACGCATAAAAGAACGACCAAAGACTACGTTTGCTCCGGCGGCGATTGATTTGGAAGAAAAAGCGCCTAAAAAAGAAAATGAATATTCCCAACAAACATTAGAAACTGCCGCAAGAAATCTACCTCACGCACATGCGCGGGTCACGGCGCAGCTTGAAGTCGTTCGGGGGCAACTCAAAAAACCCAAAGCGGAACGTAAAAGCGCGGCTGCAGCAGCTAGAGCCGCAATTGCCAAAATAGACGCGGCTATAAATAAAGAAAAAGCTTCTCTGGAAGAAACAAAGCTGACGGTACAAGAAAAGTCTTCCATAGATCAGGAAATAAAAGCTCTTAGAGAAATTAAAAACGCTGAAGAAGTAAAGTTAAGTAGTAACAGCAATGTCCTTCTTGAAAAAAGGCGTGCGGAGTTAAACACGGTACTTTTAAATATTGAAGCGCAAGCTGAAAAATACGGGCTTGACCTTGCCAATTACGCATTTAAAGAACAAACAGTAGCGGCGCAAGCCAAAGCAGTTGCTGAAGGTTTGGCGGCTGAAAGGCGCGGAGAAAAAAGAAAGCCTCCGCAGAAGCTTCGTACTGGCTCGCCGGAAGCTAAACGGCAAAAAGAAATTGACGACCTTGTTAGGGAAGAACTTCGTAACCAGCGCAGGGCTGAAAGAGCTGGAGAAGAACGCTACGATACGGACGAAGCAGCCGCAACCGCGTACGCTTTTAGGGAAGACAATAAATTTAAAGAATCCCGTGGCGAAGAGCCGGTTGGTGAAGTATCAACCAAGAAAAGTGTTTATGCTGATCTTAAAAAAGCTTTTAAGACTGACGTAGAAAATCGCGTTACTGTGTACCAGACGGTGGCTGAAGCTCGCAAGGCTAATCCGCAGCTTAAAAAAGATATCAACGACGACACTCGTGGGTTTGTGTTTTTGGGTGACGCTTTTCTTATTGCTGAAAACATTGAAAAAGGCAAAGCGTTATCTGTCTTGATGCACGAACTTGGCGTTCACATTGGCTTTAAGAACCTGTTTAATGCTAAAGAGTTTGCCGCACTTGTTAATGTAGTCAAGCAGTGGGCTGCGCGGAAAGATAATTCAGTAGAAGCTCGTGTTGGTCGTGCAGCTATGGACCGCGTTAAAGAAGCAAAAGTACCTGCCTATCAAATGGACGAAGAACTTCTTGCCTACGCGGTAGAAGAAGCTGTGAGCGCTGGAGTGAATCCATCGGGTGTGGGGCCGAGTGGGGCTGTACGTTCTTGGTTTAGCCGGATTGTAAAAGGCATAAAAGCCGCCTTGACCGCTTTCAAGCTTGCACCTGACACGTTGACTGCACAGAATATAGTTGACATTGCTTATGGCGCAGCAAATATTGAGTTGGAAACAGAAATAGGTATAGAAATTGAGCAAATAGCTAGAGAAGTTTTTAACGAACCCTTAACAGGAGTAAGCACGAAGCCTAGTTGGAACGCAGAATTATCTCGTGTAGCAGAACGAGTTATTTCTATTGGTGAATTTGGCCCTGTAAAAAATGCGTACATAACTGTGGATAAAGACTTTAATTTAAATGGTGTTGACGGTATAAACTATCCCCTTTTTATGGCAATTTATGTTTTTGACGGGGATGCTCCAAGCCAAGGCCGAAACCAGAATAGCGTTGTAGATAAGTTTACAGCACAACTATATGACCCACGAAAAAGAAATAATACATTGGTTTTAGCTACAACGGGCGTTCCTGAAAAGTCAACTTACATTCGTGACAAGTACAAAGATTACATAACAGAAACTTATAACGATGACTCTGAGGCTGGCTATTTAAAGTTTACTCGCGGTATTGTCGGGAATGCAACTGTTGCTAAAATATGGCGTACTTTGCGAAATGAATTTATTGCTTCTGGGTTTGTAGATACAGGAACGACACTTAGTTTTTTTAGAGCTACAGGCGCTAAAGAGGGTACGGGAAAGGAAAATAGAACCTACGACTCTAAATACATAGCCAATTTTAGTCGCGGAAAACCACAGCTACAAGATGTAAAGACAGACGAGATATTTTTCTCCAGAGGCAAAGCCAAGATGCCAGCAGGGTTTGAAGCTGTGCAGGAGTTTGCCGATGCTGCTATATCTGCTGATAAAACTTGGTTGGAAAAAGTAAAAAGCCAGCCGTGGGCGCAGACGGCGCTGGGTATAAAGATCGCCAAGTTTGACCGCATCGCTGCCTTTGAAGAACTAGCCGACAAGATGATTAAGGCTGGCGACGGCAACCAAGCCATGCAGATGATGTACGACCTGCAAGGGCTTTCTGATGTTATGTCGATGGCTTCGGCTAGTGCTTATGACGGTGCGCTTGTCCGTGTAAAAGACCCCAACCGTCCCGGCGAGTACCGGTATCAGGCATCTGGTGGTGCCAGCTTGCGTTCAACAGACAAGCTGCTCAAGCCGCTTACCAAGCACGGCTTTACACCAGAGGCTGCGAGCAACCTTTTCACAGCGTACATGGTTACCCTTCGCGGCAAGAGTGTTGGGTATGAGAAGCTGAACTTCAGCGACGACGTACAGAAGATGATTAAAGATGTCATCCCCAACATCCAAGCCAATAAGGAAGTGCTAGCCATACTGAACAAGGCTCGTGAGGAATACAACGAGTACAACAAGGGGCAGATTGAATTTCTTGAAAGCTCAGGTCAGATAAGCAGCAAGATTGCCCAAGAAATGCGCTCAAAGAAAGACTACATCCCGTACTACAGGGATGTTCAGGGTTCCCTAAAGCTGTTTATCGGTGATATGAACCCTGTCACTTTGGGTGACTTGAAGCACCAGAAGCATTTGCAGAAGCTGGTTGGCGGTGAGCAGAAGATACTTAACTACTTCGATAGCTCCATGCAGAACACCATGATTCTCACAGACTTGGCGTTGACTAACTTTGCAAAGAGAAACACCATAACGGCGCTGAACACGCTGGGGTTGCTGCAGCCTATCGGCGGTACAAAGGGGCCAACTATCCGTGGTGGTAATGGCCCAGAGAATGCCAACGTCATTCGCTTCAAGGATAACGGCGATGACAAGCACGTTGTTGTAAATACCGAAGACACCCCGTACGAATACATTCCCACAGAGCTTCTGATTAAAGGGCTTGAGGGTGTGCCTTTTGTACTTCCCGGCATGGTGAAAATGCTTGGCGCTCCTGCTCAATGGTTGCGTAAGGGTATAACTCTTAACCCGCTGTACCCGTACTACCAGCTTGTAAAAGACTCTAACGCTATGGGTGTTACACGGGGCGTTAGCTACAGCAACATAATTAGCGTGCTGAAAGGCATCAAGAGCTACCTAAGCAATGAGAAGCTCATAAAAGAACTCCAGAGTCGAGGCGTTATTCAACAACGCGAAATGTTCTCTGGTAGTACAGAGGACTCTACAATTAACCGTAGGCGCATCGTTGGTGGAGAAAGCGGCTTCCAGCAGTTCCTTGCTGGGCAAGAAGGCCGCGCTATAAAGGCAGACGGCGCTGTCCGTGCGATGATCTACGATGCTTATATAAAGCAGGGTCTTAGCGAACGCGATGCGGAGTACATGATTCGGAAAGCTATGCCGTATTCACGGCGCGGCTTAGACCCAAGCCTGCGGTATCTGTCGCATATGATCCCGTTCTTTAACGCACAGATCGTAGGTTTGTATTCCCTGTATCAGTCTTTCCTTGGACAGGGGCCGATGAGCGAGAAGCTGCAGATCAAGAAGAAGCTGTTTGCCGCAGGCATGAACATGGCGCTGGGCACTTTAATATACTCAGCTCTTGTGTCTGGCGAAGATTGGTACGAGAACATGCCGATGGAAACAAGGCTTCGTAACTGGCTGATTAAGGTTCCCGGCGTTAAGGAACCTGTAGCCGTGCCGATACCGTTTGAATTCGGGATTATCTTCAAGAGCTTCTTTGAAGCTACTTACATGGGTATGTTCAAGGACACACCGGAAGGAAAGCAAGTACTCAAAGCTTTCAGAAAACAGCTTCTCGGCGCGGTGCCGGGGGGTACGGTGGATGTGGATGCGATACCGATTATTGGTGCTGTTCCTATGCCACTGCCTACGGCTGCGATGCCGTTGCTGGAGGTTGCGTTTAACAAGTCTTCATACACTGGCGCTCCCATTGAGACGCGGCAAGACCTTGAGAAGATTCCAGAGGAGCGGTTCCACGACACGACGTCTGAGCTTGCCAAGACACTTGGTAAGGCGGCTGGTATATCGCCGCTTCAGATTGATAGCCTTATCCGTGGGTACACTGGCACTACCGGCCCAGCCGTAATAGCGCTGATAGATGCATTCACTGCCCCAGCCAGCACAACCGGTGCTAAGCCTGAAGCCATGCCAAGCAAAATGCCGCTTCTTGGTCAGATATTTAAGCCTGTAGACGGCGGGGCCATAATTAATATGGCAATTGAAACCCTGCAAGAAGCTGCACAGATAGAGAACACCTACAAGAGCATGCTCAACGAAGGCCGCGAAGCAGAGGCAGAGAAGTTTCTTACGAAGAACGCCGCAGTCATAGAGCGTGGGCCTGCTGGCTTGGCGGGTAAATTCAGGCAGCAGCTAGGGGAATACAAGAAGGCAGAGACGGCCATAAAGACTGACACGGGCCTGAACGCTAAACAGAAACGGGATCAACTGGACGAACTGCGCTCTGAGAAGATACAGCTTGGCAAGGACTACATGCAGGCGTTCAGGAGCGGCGCGTAAATAGAACACCGTGTTTACCTCCAAGAAGACCGAATTCAGCGCTGGCTCTTATTCTCAGGTGGAGGGCTGCAGTTAGCCCTTCCTGTTTTATCTTGTTGGTAGACACGGCGGGTACGAAGAAGCACTCGTCCTTCTTTATGTCAGCCCACGGATAGTATATCCGTAGCTTCTTTTTCATCTTCTTTGTCAAGTAATGTCGATTCAGGGCGGCTTATCTTGATGGTGTTGACCCGCATCTGTGGGCCTTTTGTCTTTGACAGCATATCCTTCTTTACGTAGTTCACCCTGTACAGCTTCTCAAGCTGCTTGCGAAAGTCCGAGTACCCGAAGCTCATGCCAGAGCAGTACGCCTTGAGAAGCTGCTCTTCTATGAAGAAGTCTATGTAGCCGGGAGTAACCCCCCGCTCAACCCTACCGGCAATCTGCGTTCTGGTAATTGACTCGTCCACAACTCCTTGCTCACCGAAGGTAGCTTCCATAGCGCCGTCGATAACCCTGACGTTGATAAACTTGCCGTAGAACTCCCTGATGTAAGCGTTCAGCACATCGTCTGCGGTTCGCACGTTGCTCTTGACGATGAGTCGTGCGTCTTCAACAATGCCCTTGTAGAAATTAATGATCTGGCGTATGGGCAGGTCTATTATGTTTGCGTACTGGGAACCGGCTGCGATACATCCTGATACGTTGGAAGTAACCCCTGCGGTCCAGTAGCGCTCATCATCTGTTAGCTTGAACTCATCCCTCACCTGTATCTCCACCTGATCGTACAAGTCCATAGCAAAAGTGCGGTTCTGCACTACCCACTTGGCAAACAGATCGCCAGCATGGGAGTAGTTGTCACGCAGCGATTTTATGACAGACACTTCTTGTGAACTCCATTTAAGAACCTTGGTAGCTACCCACTCAAGCATCCGTCGCATCTCACCTTCTGAGGAGTGCTTCCTAGCGCCAGACAGGTAGTCAAAGGCGTGTGTGTTGGAGGATAGCAAAGCCTGAAGCGCCCATATGGAGGTGTTTATCCGTTCCTTGTTTGCCCCATTCTCCATACGCTCCTTGCCACGCCCCTCACTTATATCAAACACAAATCCCGGAAACCATTCAAAATCCTTGCGGTTCTTGGCGGTTATCTCGTCGCTGATGAGGGGCAAGCTTCGAAGCAGTCCAGCCCTTTGCTGCATGGCAACGTCTGATGTGCTTTTACCTACGCGATAGTCTCTTGGATGCCCCCATATAGAAGCCGCCAGTTCAAGTGCCAGACTCTTGCCAGTACCTGATTCAGTAGACCCTGCATGAAAGGTCATGCCGCCAAGCTTGGAGAACTGCATAAACGGGGAACCAAACCCTACGCCGCACCCCAGCGCCAAGATGTCATACATCCCACGGGAAATAAGCATCTGTGGGAACTTGCGCCAGTTATCAATGGAGCCTTTTGGTTTTGTAGCGAAGGACACGTTCTCAAGTCCCGGCATGGGTATCTGCTGCACATCCCCGTTTTGCAGGAATATCTTACCGCCAGCAACGAAGTTATTGTTCTCCTGCCAGCCGTACCCATCCGGTATCGGGATCGCTGCCTTATTAGTTGACGCTGCTTCTACACATCCACGCACATAGTCAAACAGGTTCTTGTCATTACCCGCGCCGAATGCGGCGATTATGTTCTGCGAAGCAAGGGCTTTTACAGTCTCATCTTTGCTGACCACGGCTTTCTGCGGCAACATCAACTGTACAGAACCTTCAGGCCGCATCGCCAGCATGTACACGAAATGCTCTTTCTGGACGTTGAGTATGTCCACGACAAACAACTCATACGCAAGCACCATAACCTGCTTCACCACGGTGTTCTTGTTCTCGTCCTGCGTCTCAACGTCTCTTAGGATAGCGCCGTTACTGCCGTAAGAAAACCCTCTTGGTGGTTTGGGGCGTTTTATCTTTATTACTTCTGACCCGCTATCGGGGCTTAGTGACCTGTCCTTCTCCTCGTTGTCAGTCTGTAGCACGTTGCCAAGCACCAGCGGGTTTGTGATCTTCCCCCAGTGCGAGCATTTCGTACACACCCCCGGATTCTCACTGTCCATCTTTGTACAAGGATACGGGCCTCCCTTCTTGGCAATGTCCTTCAGTTTCTGGCGCATCCTATCTTCTGTGTAGGGGTGCATTTCTGTAAGTAGCTTAGCCGCTCCTTCGCCATCCTCGCATTTCAAAGTCCAAGACAGCAGTCCCCGCCAGATGGGTTCCATGCCTTCTTTAGTGGCGTTCTCTAGGTAGTACTTAAGCTGGTCGCAGCCTGTACCTTGCGACGTTCGTACCACTATACCTTTGAAAAACGTGCGGCTTATCTCTACTATCTTTACTTCCGTGGAGCTTGGTGTTCTCTTAGGGCGTGTGCCGGGGATGTCAGCCAAGGTTGTTTTTGTTGCTGCTTGCGCAACAGCGTTGCCCTTTAGCTGTTCTTTTACTGCGATGGCGAAGTTGGCAAAGTCAAACGTACCTCCGGTAACAAGAATCTTTACCTTGCGGGGGGATTCCTTCTTCTTCCAGTTTGACGTTTCAGGTACGCGAAGAACCCTTGCAGCATCGGCTGTGACCGAGTAGTCGATATTCAGGCTGCGCTCTTTACACAGTCTCTTCAGGTTCTCTGAAGCTTCTTTCCACTCCGGTACTGGGATGTTGTCCGTAAAGGGCCAGTACACATGCAGCCCACCGCCAGATGAAACAACCCACGGGTTACCAAGCAGCCCCACTTTGGTTTCTTGCAGGAACTTGTCCAGCGCTGTAGCAGCTTCTTGTTTTGTCGCGTAGTCTTTCCCCGTCCCACAGTCTATGTCCATAAATGCAGACTTTAGAAACTGAGCGTTTGCTGCCGTGCGGCTACCAGCCTCTTTAAAACTGGCTAACGCAAAGTACGTGTCGTATTCAGCGGCGTTAAACGCTTTGATAGTAGGTTCAAGGTCAGAAACCTTGTCTACGAATACGTGTTGTTTTCTTCCTGAGCTGAATTCCGCCAAGCACAAAACACCCGCCGACGGCACTACAGCCGCGATAAACTCTAGCGGTTTCATGGACTTCCTTTGGGTGTTGTACTAGAACTTAAGGCGTAGTTGTTTTGGTTTTGGTTGTAGCATGCGCATTCGCGCTACGCCTTCAAAGTGCCTACTCTCACCTTCTGCAGATATGTTCCTACAGAGCCTAATCGCAAGTTCTATCTGCATTGGTATGGGCAGTTTTCCTTTTTCTCCAATAAGGGCTGCTGCCAAGCGCATAACTTCTACGTCTTTCAAGCCTTCAAGTTGAATTCTTTGCACGTTTCTCTCCACGCTTCTTCGGCTGTTTGTGATTTGCTAAGAATGTCTAGCATTATTTGGACTGTGCCTTTGTAGTAAGGGGCTACAGGCTTGCCGATAAACCAGTTGTATATGGTCTGCCGCGTAGCGCCTGTAGCTTTTGCGATACGCAGAACTGAAAAGTCCAGCTTCACGGCAAAGCGGCCCAGCCTGTTACCAAGTATTGGCTGGGTTTTATAAACACGTTCTTTGTATTTAGCGGTGTAAGCCATAGCGTTTAGGGGGCCTAAGCCCCCCTTTCCTTTTTATTAGTCGTCGGTATCCCAGTTGGCTGCGATGCTAGCCAGACTCTTACTAGCCGGTATGGTAGGTGCTGCCGCTGCCTTACGGACAACAGGCTCTTCCTCTACTACAGGCTCCGCTTTTGCCTTTGCCTTAACCTTCTTGGGGGCGGGTGCTTCTTCCTCTTCTTCCTCCTCGGGTACCGGCTCTTCTACTTTCGGAGCAGGTTTAGGCAAGGCAGCAGCGCGGGGAGGTGCGGCGAGTGCTGGGACGCCACCACTATCATTCAACAGAACTGCGCGTTTCGCATCAGCAGTCTTGCCTTTAGCATCTACCAACGGGAACTCCTCGTCGTTTAACCAGCGCACGGTCTTGAAGAACAGCTTGGGGGCTGACTCCTCGGTATCGAACCTGACGCGGGTAACAACTTCGTTAGGCTCAATACCCTGACCCTTGAGCCACAGACCGTAGGCTTGCAACGGGAACCAGCCGTTTTCTTCCTTGCCAAACAGGGACTTTGCAGGGCAGGTAAGCTGCAGCACCATACCGTCGAGGTTGTCTTCTGTAACCGCTGCTATGCGTTGCTGGTAGCGGCAAGCTTTGGTTTCCCCAGTACCGGAACCCTTTATGTTCTGGGGGCAGTCGGCACAGTTGGAGGACTGCGCTTTTGAGGAGATGGCATCCGGTTTCAGCCCATCGCTAGACTGACACACGGGTGCAGTGGATTCTCCCTCAACGTACTTGCCTTCGTAGTAAATGCGGGACACCTTGTCGGCGGCATTGACAAACACAATATCAATGTGGCGCTCATCTATAGCGGCGATCTGCTTGCCGTTCTCCACCAGACGAAACACGCCGCCCTTGATAGACAGGCGATGGGGATACCCGCCGCCCCCAGCACCGCCAGCCAGAGCTTTTGCAAGAGAAGAAGTACCCGTGCGGTTACGGGCAAACTCGGGTACGCTAGTTGGGTCAAACATAGTCAGGTTATTAGCCATTACGATTCCTATTTAGAAGGTTTTTTAACAGATATTACATACTCGGACTTGGAGTTGAGGCCGGGAGGTACAAGCCCCGGATTGTCTTCCAAGAACTTTGCCATGTTTAGCTGCGCTATACGCCGCTCAATCAGGTCTACCGCATCATTGGTAATCACGAACTGCTTGAATGAATCCCAATCATGCGTTTCATATCGCGTCTGCAAGCGCATCATTACTGTTCCATACTCGGTGTTGATTGACTTGGAGCCGATAGCCTTCATCTGCTCTTTCATGGCACTGGAAATGCTGGCTTGCTGCGCTTTCAAGTCTTCTATTTCTTTATCGTAAACCTGAGTCAGTTGCTGGATATTCGTGCGTATCTTGATGTATATCTTAGCTAGCCGATCCATAGGTATCAGTTCTTCGGTTGTCATACATTCTCCGTTTGGTTTTATGTTTTATGTACTGCTAGTCAAAGATTTTACACTTCAATTTTTGTGTTTGCAAGCTCCTCTTCATAAAGTTGAATAAGAATATTGTGGTTGTCTACTTTGCCGCTTAACTGCTTGAACATACGGCGTTCTATATCACTTGCCTGTATATGTACCACCGTCACTTTGTCCCCTACCTGCCCCACCCTATCTGCGCGAGCAATGCATTGGAGGTAGGTTTCAACGGACATTACCGGCCCCCAAAAGACAACGGTGTCTGCCGCCGTCAGGGTTACCCCATGCGATGCAGCTTGTGGCTGTATCACCAGAACTCGCGGCTCCTGCTCCGTTTGGAAAGCTTTAAATATCAAAGCCCTCTTCGTAGCTGATACATCGCCGTGTATCTTGTTGTTACTGATGCCCTGCTTGCTAAGGAATTCGCTTATCGTATCTATGCTGTGGCGGTACGACGCAAACACCAGCACCTTCTTGCTTGTCTCCTCAAGAACTTCAGCCAGTACGTTCAAGCGGGGGGTGCAGTTAAACTCTACAACCTCGTGGTTATCTGCGTAAGCAGCACCCGCCGATATCTGCAACAGCTTGTTGAGTACTGTTGCAGCGTTCACAGCCGTGATTGTCTCCCCCGCCGTATGAACAAGCATCTGTTCCTTGAGTAGCCGGTAGTACTTTACTTGCTGCGCTGTAAGCTCTGGTTCACGAACTACGGTAATTACTGGCGGCAAATCAAGGCACTGCGCTTTTGTGAACCGTATGGCAGGCTGCAGCGCCCCGTGAACCAAGTCGTAGGCATCTTCTTTCGGTGCCCATTTAAACTTTGTGACTTGCCGCATAACCTTGTCGCGCCATGCAGTAGCGAACTTCGGGACACTGCTGGGGTTTATAAGACGCGCCAGCCCGTAGGCATCTTCCGGCGATTGCGCTGCAGGTGTTCCTGTCATAAGCCACAGGTACGTGTTAGCCCCCACAAGCCTGTTCAGGTATTTCCAACGCTTTGTAGACACGTTCTTCCACGCATTACATTCATCACCTATGATAAGGTCAAAGGTTCCGTCAGCGGTTATCGTGTCAGCCAGTATCGGCAAGCTGTCGTAGTTGGTAATAATGAACTCGTATGGATTCTTTGCTATCTCAATCCTTCGGCTTGCTTGCGAGTGGTGTGCTATTGCAGCAGTGCGATGCACGATGCTCTTGTTTATGTCAGACAACCACGCCGCTTGCATGATAGACAACGGGCACAGAATCAAACAGCGGCGTACTTTGCCAATCTTCATGAGGTAGTCAGCCGCCCACAGCGCAGCCAACGTTTTACCCGTTCCCGGTTCACTAAACACAAAAGACTTCTTGTTCATAGTAAGAAACGCAGCCGTGTCGCGTTGATGTGCGAACGGCGTGTATTTCCCCGGCCATTTGTAGTTGCGAAGTATTGGGGATGGTACGTCACGAACACCCAGATTCTTTAGTACCCGCGCCTCATCCAGCCCCCAGTAAACTGCTACCTCGTACACGCCCTTCTTTACTTCTCCAATGGTTTTGCTGCGCGGTATGACTTCATACTTGGATGGATACCTTGTACGAAACACCAGCGCTTTGTTGTCTACGATCTGCATTATTTTTTACCGTACATTTCCGGTTGCCTGCCCCGCCATCCTTTGTTGAACTTCGCGCTTGTCAGTCGCGTATTGCCTTTACCAGTTGAGCCTCCTTTATCCAGCGGCTTTATGTGGTCTACGTTTGTTCCGTCTCCCACAGTGGCTTTTCCTTTGGCGATTGCCTCCCGCCGTACTCGGTTGTTTGCTACACGCTTGGCTTGCACGGACGGTACCTTGTTGTACGCAGCCTTTGTTTGTAGCTCCTGCTTACTTGACTTTGGCATTTAGGTTCTCCTTCGGTATGCTTATGTTGAAAAAGAAATTGGGGCTGTTATAGTTGCACTTTTTAGCTTCAAAACCAGCTAAACGAAAAGCTTCAATCAAAGAATCGTTACTGACGTACTCGCCAGCCCATCTTTCCACTACATGCTTTAGTCCATAGCTACTCATTTTCTTGTTGATAGTTTTACGTTTCTTCACTTCTTTTTCCACTAGCCATTTTTTAACAAGCCTAATTTCCGGTAAATCAACACCCGCTAAATCAGTGGCACTCATTTAATTCTCCTAATGTTTAGGATGGAACTCGCAGGTAGTAACAGGACACCACGGACACAGCCCTGACTGCTTCGGATTCCACACATCGTTTGAATGGGAGGCAACTATCCTGCTAGTGCGCTCCCTGTAGTCCCACCACAACTTCTCTGCTTCACTGCGGTCAATCTTGTGCTTGACCATCGTACCTTTAACTACAAACACCAGCGCGGCGTTGACTCTTTCTATCTTCGGGTACAAGGCAAATATCAACAGCGCCATAAGATCAAGCTGCCCCTTGTCAGGATACTTGTTACTGCCTGTCTTGTAGTCCACAACCCACGCCGTATTGTTCTCCTCGTCCAGTATGAGTAAGTCAATGATGCCGCGAACCCATACGTCTTTAGCAAACCAATCGCAAGGTGTCAGGTCAATCTTAAGAGCCAGCTTCAGCTCAACGTACTTCGTTCCCTGCTTGGTGAGCAACGCATCCAGCACTTCTTTTACAAACTCAAACTGCTGGGGCAGCGGCACACCATTCACATACTCTTCAGCCGCCTTGTGTAGCTGCTCTCCATACAGAATTTGCTCTGTTTTATCTAGCGGGTACTGTTTTAGAACTCTTACTGCGTGGTACTTTCTTGGGCAGTTTTCGTAATCTTTTAGTGCGCTGTGTGACCAGTTCATTGTCTGGCTTCCTTTCTTTGTCGTCGTCTATAAAGCGCAATGTTCTAAATCGCTTGGCAAGGCCGTCAACAAACTTCTCGTTTTTATTAAGGGCATGTTCTTTCATGTCGTACAACATGGCGTGAACAACCTCGTGCCCAAATGTCTGTGATATTTCAGCCGGTGAGTATTTTCTGTTTGTCACCCCCGCTCTTAGAGCTAGTGCAATAATTTTATGGTTGTAGTAGATACGCCCTTTGCAAGCGGGGCTTCTTGGGAACCTGTCTATCTTAAATACTTCATACGTCGTCTTGCCTATTTTGATCATCATGTTGCTACGTTCTCCATTAAGTTTATTTGGCATCACCGTACCGTTTACCCACGCCTGTCTCTGCAGCTAGTGGTATATCCGGCATGTACTTTGGTTGCGCGATCATCTGCTTTAACACCCAAGGCTCAGCTTGCTCAACCTCGGCGTCAGGCACAAGAACCACAACCTCATCATGCACGGTAAGCACACATGGATATCTTGGTTGTATCCTTAGCATGCCGTCCGTCATTACGCAGCGAGCCACGGCTTGAACAACATTCTCCACGACTTTGCCGCCGTAGAGTTTCTTGTCGTTACCGTATGTCCACTGCACCCGACCTTTTTCGTCAGGATTTCCTTGAAGCCCATTATACTGCAGGCTCATGCCGTTGGGTAACACGATCCTGCGCTTCTCAAAAGTCACGCATTTATGTGTGTAGCTCTTACCCCCCGACAATGATCGTTCTATCAAAGCCCCGAAAAGCTCCCATAGAGCCTCCACCGGTCTTGCTGCACTGCGGTAATTCTCTATGATGAACTTGGCTGCTACGCAGTGGATGATTATCTCTTCATCTGTACAGGTTCTCGGGATTGTAAGCGCCTTCTCCCTGTTCTTATCCCATGCCAAGAAGTCCAGCACCATCTCTTTTGTAACCCCCAGCCTCTTGGCGAACGCCATGTCGTAGCGTATCGGCGGCGCACCCAGAAACCCTGTCAGAAGCTGCGCCGCGTAGGATAGCCACCCCATCCCATACCCTGCTCCCAACAACGCACCCTTGGCAGCTTGCCGCAAGTCAGGATGACTCTCCTTTGTCATCCCCGGCACCCCGAACATCTGCGCCCCGAACTCTGCGTATGCATCTACGCCGGATGAGAAAATCTGCAGCAAGCTCCTGTACCCTGCGAACCACGCCAACACCCTTGGTTCTATCTGGGCCAGATCACACACAACCAGCGAGTAGCCTTCAGGTGCAAGGATTGAGCGGCGCAGGAACGACTTGCGCTTCAGGTTCTGCAGGTTTAGCCCACTTCCCTTACTGGCAGACCACCGCCCTGTATGCGCCCCGTAGTAGTTAAGCGGAACGGGCAGCGTGCCGCGCTGCGCTATGTCCAGAAACCTCTGCCCTCTGGTTCTCTCCAACGTGCTTTTGACTGCCAGCCTAGCCTCACACAGCAGGGCCACATCCTCGTTGTCGCTGTTCACCATAGCCTGAAACATGGCGTCGTTCTTGGCAAAGGCGAACGCTTGCTTACCTGTGACTTTACTTTTCTTCTTGGGTGGCTCTACCCCCATGCGGCGCAGTATGTTTGCGAACTTGTCGTTGCTAGCCAAGTCTTCTTCTTTAATTGCCAGCCGCTCAAGCAGTCCTTCCCTGCGTATGCGCTCGTCTGTAATAGCTTCCTTCAACATGTAGGGGTCAAGGACAAGTTTAGGGTCTACAAACATGCGCAACGTCAGGTCAATCAGGCGCAGTTCTTTTATGGGAAACCCATCGACGAGCTTGTGAAAAACCCCCTCGCATAGCACCACATCGTGCTTGCAGTACTCGCTAAGCTCAGCTTCTACGTGGGCGGGTAGCTCCTCAAGGAAGCCGTTGCTACTGTTAATGGCGTCCCCCTTTGGCGGTAGCCCAAATTCCGCAGCCAGCTTAGCCAGACTATTACCCGCCTCCACACCGCGTAGCGCCCTTGCTATGCTCAGAGAATCAAAGATAAAGCACGGCACACAGCCATACCTCCAAGACATAATCGCTACATCGAACTGGGCGTTATGCGCGAGTACTGCAGTCGTAGACCAGTCTATGCTGGCAAAGAACTTATCAAGGCCTGCGTGTGGAACCCAGATAGTGTCGTCGTACGCATCAAGGTACTTATATGCAAGCCCCCATGCCTTGAACTTCGGGCTACGTATATACATCTCGGTTGTCATGCTGGTTAGCGTGTACGTCTTCTTATCCCACGCTGTCTCAAAATCCAGCACCATCACTCTCTTATAGGGGGTCATCAATGCATCGCCATTTTGTTGATTGGCACATCATCCAGAAGCATCATGTCCAAAGAGCCAACAAGCAGGCCCCTCACTTGTTCCGTTGTGCTGTCTATTGAATAGATATTTATAGACTGGGTTTCCGAGTTGCCGATTAAAAGAACACCGCGCTTTGTTCCGTCACCCCAAATGCACTCTCTAACAGCAGCATCTATCGTGGCGTAGTACGCGTCCTTGAAAGACTTTTCTTCTTCATCCATTTTAGTAAGCCCTTATCCATGATCCAAGTTGGTCTACGTTATCTTCGTTTATTACTATGGCCTTGCCACCGGCTTGGCGTATATCAGTCAGGTTCTTTTCTTGCAGCGCGGTAGCTGTATTCTTACCAGCCTTGCACTCAATACCAAAGAACAAACCCTTCCAGCATGCGAGGAAGTCAGGCGCACCGGATGACCCATACCCGCCTGTTACCGGCATCACATAGTACGCCCCCAAAGCCTTGAGGGTTTCGCGTACCTTCTTCTTTACCTTAGCTTCGGGGGTTGCCATTAGCCTTTTATCTCCCCAAGACAGAACATCTTTGCTGCACGGGCAGCTATTACGATGTCATCCAGATAATCACATGCCTCTGCCCACTTCTTATCAAGGATGGCATCGTGCGCTTTCTTACGTAGCAGTCGTATCTTTATCAGGCTTTCGCTGTAGTCAATCATTTGTTATCTCCGGGGAGTTGGTTTTCTAAGTGCTTTACTTTTGCGTTAAAGATTATGAGTTTTCTTTTTATACAGAGGAGAGCCGTAAAAAAATCCTCCCGGCACTGCGGGTCATCGCAGTACAAGTTGTGTACGTCTATACAATTCACGAACGCATGTTCACTAACTCGGCGCTCTAGGGTGTATTTTTCTATGTGCTTGTTTGCCTCTGACCTTTCGTGGCTGACCATACCCTGATATTTGTTAGCCCTAATCTTTTGTGTTTCTACTCTTCTTGCGAGTGCTTTAATCTCACTGTCTCTACGGCGGATGTCCTTGTTTACCCTTGTATCTACTTCTACTGTAATAAGGGTGCGGATGCTATCAACTACGCTTTTGGGTACTCTTATGTCACTTGGCATCTCACCTATCCTTCATCCACTGCCAGTGATAGCCCATGCACCGCCAGTGCAGCTTCTATTTCTGTTAAGGTGCCACGACCAAGGTTGTGTATCTCAAAGAGGGAGCTAGGAGTGCGCTGTAGCAGATCACCGATAGTCAGTACCCCCTCTGCTAACAGACAATTTGTCGCCCTCATGCTTAGGGAGAGGTACATTAGGCTCTCCTCTAAAAACTCACTCTGGCCCCCCGTAGCCACCCATCCAGCTCGGAAAGTGTCAAATTCCATAAGCCGCCGATCTGGGTAATATGTATGTCGGTGTGCTGAGTTTATATGCTGCTTCCACGCCGCTGATAGGTTCATACATACATGCCACTCTGTTTTCGGGTAGATAACATCTGTCTCTTCCAGTGCGTTGCACTTATTGCAAACGTGTGTATACGGTTTGTCCTTGTACTTGACGCTGAACCTGTGTTCAAACTCACCACCGCACTCACACAGCATTCTTGTTACCGACCACTTGATCGGTTCTGATTTAAACGTACTCATACAATCTCCTCCGGGTTTCTAAAGTACAGCCACTTTTTGGATACCTTTGTCCTACTCACAAGACCTTCTCTTGCCATCTTGGACAGTGCGTTTAAAGCTTGCTCCAACGTAACCACCGCTTCCTTAGATACCACTATCGCCGGTTGTGGCTTGTCGGTTAGTGCTGCTGCCAGCCTCGTGCAGATGTCAACAAGGTTCCCGATTGCTGCGTTTGGTCTGGGCTTTGCCTTGATAAATCTAATATGAATCCACGGCTCATTAAGGGTTGGCACATAGACCGGATACTGCTTCTGCGGTTGCTTGAGTGTCCGGTCTGGGTTGATGGCTTGCGCTAGGTTCACAATGACCTTCTGGGCTGAATGAACGGGCGTGTAACGTAGACTCCGAACATCTCGCGCATCTTTTTCTCAAGGGTGTACAGGCCCACGATATCACCTGCCGGTGCTTCACCGTTCCACCGACCACACGCCTTTAGTTGTTTCTGGAACTTCTCCGGCAGGGGGTATGGCAAGGCTTTGTAGGTAATCATTTGTGCATAGACTGGGCCACTGACAGTTTCATACTTTGAAACGTTACCAAGATCGCGCATTTCTTCGGGGGTGAGTTTAATCTTGTCCATTTGTATCTCCAATTGGTTTACGTGAGTTTGCTTTGAATCGTTCGATTGCTTTGCTTACCTTCTCAATCACGGCCCCGTCCTCAGTGTCAGCAGGAACGTGCCGCTCCAGTACGTCTAGTGCTTCTTGCAGAACTTCAGTTGCTGTCATTTTGATTCCATATACAAAGGCCAGACCTGACCAAGAGGTGTAAACAACGGATCATCTTTATTGATGCTGACATGCTGATTGGTGGGGTCATACCACGCCACAACCTTTCTTTCCTCCTTGACCTTAAAACTGTGGGCATCAATGACCGCCGCCGCTATCAGCTCCCACTCACGCCTCTGCATTTCGCTCATTGTTGCCCAACGCCTTGCCCAGCCTCCTACCTCTATGCCCTTGTCGTGCGCGATTTGTCCGAATGATTTCATTTCACTTTCCTTTTCGGTTTACTTGCGTCAATACAATGCTGGCATTTCCAGCGTCGTGTTCCTGATGGGACTGTGACTAGCTTAACTGCTGGTGAGTTCCAACATGTGTTGCACATCGGTTGCTTTGGTATTGGCCTACCCATTTTTTACATCCTCTATTAGTCCTTCTGGTGCGTTTAGCAAGAGCCAGTAGTTATCCCACTCATCTTTTCGTATTTGGTTCTTGGGCGTTCCATCCTTCCTCGCAAGTTCTATCAACGGATTAGTTTCCTTGCACACCCTCTTCCAGCTACCCACGTAAAAAGGAAACTCAGCCACTGTGTAAACGCCATCTTGCACACCAACCCAAATGTGGTTAGGCACAGTTCTTCCCCTTGAGTTTGATCGCAGAAATGTTAAGTAGCAAAAAAAAGCACCAAGAACTTATAAAGTATGCAGACAGACAAGCACAAATAATTGTC